CCTGCTGGCCCTCCTGATCGGCACCGCCTTGGCCATCCTGATGATGGAGTGGTTTGTCGGCTGCGGTGAGACCTACATCGACTCCAAAGGCGAGCGCCACAAGTACGCCTGCATGTTCTTGGACCTGAAGTGAGCTGCTGCAACCTCAAGAAGATGGCCAGCGCCATGCTGGTGGTGCTGGCCGCAATACTGGTAGTTTGCCTTTGGATCGTCCTGATCGCGGCATCTGCTGCCCTGGCACCAGATAGGCGCATCATCGACTGCAGCATGGCTTCATTCCACCCAGACTTCACGCCAGCCATGCGAGAGGCGTGCCGTAAAAGATGACCTGCAATCAAAACTGTCGCCAGGGCCGGGACTGCAACTGCGGTGGCTGGCACGTGTACCCTGTGGACGACCTGCGTGAGCACGATCTCAAAGGCAGTTGCTGGTGCAGGCCGACGCTGGATGACAGCCAGTCGGAGCCGATCTGGATTCACAACAGCATGGACGGCCGCGAGGCCTTTGAGACAGGCGAGCGCCTGCCGTCTTAGCCAATCATGCTGATGGCCTTGGCCTGCACGTCAGACACGCGCCTGCCCCAGCCCTTGCCGAAAGTTGGCCAGGTCGGCAAGTCCATCAGGAATGACAGCCGGCGCTTGGAATAGTCCTCAACAAGCCGCTGCGAGTCAAAGGCCGACACGGCCGCCAAAGTCTTCGGGCCTATGCCACCATCCTGCTCGACGCCAACACACGCCTGGAGCCACTTCGCAGCCCTTCCTGGGCCGCTGTTGATGGCGGCATCAAAGACAGCGTAATCGACGCCAGACGGCAGCTCGTCGCCGCGCACCTTGTCCCAGTACTTGGTCTTGTACAGAGGCGCCACATCGGCAGGCGTGAGCGCACGCATGGCCTTCTCGTCCACCTCATGGCCGCAGTGCTCCTCCCAGACCTTCTTGGTGCAGCCTAGATTAGTCATCCCTCCTGGATCTTTTGGATGGTTCACAAACCCTCCTTCGTGGTGCAGCACAGCAGCCAGCGCAGCGTCGAAATTCTGTTTCATGGCGTCTTCACTTGGTGGTTTTTGAGAGCAGATCGGTCTTGGCCTGCGAGCCAGCCGAGCTGCCGAAGTAGTAGGCAATGATTCCTGTCCAGGCCGTGCCCAGGCTGCCGAGCATCATCAGGATTGCCGGGTTGCTGCTGTCGATCTGGTTGAAGAACATCATCACCATGATGCCGAAGAAACCGACAGTGACCGTGCCGGCCAGGATGGGAGGCATCATTGAGCGAGTCGTGGCCTGCATGTCCCTGGCGCTTTTGCGATCCTCGACCGCCAGTTTTTCAAAGTTCAGGCCCAGCTCCTGAGCCTGCTTCTGCAGCTCGATCTCGGCTAGCTTGACTTGAGCGATCTGGTCGGCAGTCAGCTTGTTGTTGGCAATCAGGTCGCCGACTTCCTTCTCGTCAACGCCGATGGCCTTTGAGACGGCCGAGACGGCCATGCCGGCCAGTGGGCCACCGAGTGCAGTGGCGATGGTGGGTGCGATCTGCTTGAGCCAGTCCATGTCAATCCCTCGCTGCTGTGACGACGTCGTCGCCCTTGCTGACCGTCACCTTGTCGCCCTGGACCGTGACCTTCATGGGCTGCTCTGGACGATCCAGTCGGTCGAGTTTGTTGATCAGGTCTTTGATGACCTCGAACTCTGGCTTCTCTTGCTTGGCGTTTGCACCAGCGATGCCGTTGAGCATAGAGATCAGCGCAGTCAGGGCAGCGCCTAGCAGGCCCATGACTGCTGCGATCTTCTCGTTGTCGAGCACGATGGACGCACCCACACCGATGCACACGATGAACGTGATGTAGAACAGACCCTGCTTGCCGATGGCACGGCCGGCAACGTCCTTGGCTGGAGAGGTGGCCTCCAGCTTATTCAGCTCGACCCTGGCCTGCTCCTTGAGGATGGCCAGCTCGCGTGATAGATCGTGCTCAGACATGGTCAGTGCTTGAAGTAGTTCAAAGCGTAGCCGACCACAGCCGAGACGCCAGAGACGATGGACATGCCGAACCACAGGCCGCCCTTGCCCTTGTTGGCCAGCGCCAGCAGCTCCTCGACGTTGCGCTCCATCTTGTCGACCTTCTTGTCCATGTCCTGGACCTTCTGCCACAAGACGCCGTACTTCACCAGATCGATTTCATTGCTCTCTGACATCACGTCTGTCTCCAACATCACAAGCCTTCGCCAGGCACGATGTAGACCGTCGAGGCAGATGACGCAGCGCCACTAAAGTAGACCGTCCGGTTAAAGCGCAGGATTTCAACGGCACCAGGCACCAGCACGATGGCCGGAGACGGGTTGCCGGCCACAGGGGCCACAGCGTTGGCAGTTGCCAGTGCAGCGGTCGGGCCAACGCCAAGAAACACCGTGTTGGCGCTGCTGTTGACGATACGGTACTGGCCCATGCCCTGGGCATCGAACTTGTCGTAGACCGGAGCCTGGACGCCAGCAGGAGGTGCGACGGCAGCAGCGACGACTACGGTCTCGCCTTGGGGTGCAAATGCGATTTGCGAGTTGGTGGCCATGTCAGACTCCTTGCGCAGCAATGGCTGCTTTGTACGCTTCGATCACTTCTTCAGTGTGTGCGGCTGCGCAAACAGCCTGCACGCGAGCATCCTCAGCACTGTAGTCAGCACCAGGAGCAACCAAGTGCCGATGGTAAGACTGACCGATGACTTTGCCATCTTCAACGATTCTGGTCGCTGTGCGAACATGCACAACACCATCCTCATTTACAGAGATTTGGTCAACGACCGTTTGTTTTTCAATAGACATGGTTTGTCCTTTCTGGATTAGTTGGTGATGTACGTCATGCTCATGTTGACGCGACTGCCGTTTGTGAAATTCGTATCTTCAAGGTTAGAACCGCCTCCAGCATCTGGGTTGTACTGGAGTTGAATGGCAGTGTCTCCTGGGTAGACGAAGCCCATCATGAATCCACCGTGTGACACACTGACGAAATAAAACGAAGCTGTGCAGCCAGCTTCTGCAACAGCAAATGGAAGCGTAACCCGTGCCGTTCCTGTCGAGCTACCCTTGTTGGTGAAAATCAATGCGGCCTGAACATTTACGACTCGACCAATCTTGGTGTAACGACCGACCTGCATTGCGTAAGTCTGACCGACAGACGCATTGCCGAAAGTGATTACCGGCGTGTACGTCCCCTCCTCATAATCATCCAGCAGCTCGCTCGTCATGCCAGCAGCGTGTGGGTCGGCAGAAAAGTCGATACCTTTGCCTGCGGTTCCAATGACCAAATTTCCATCGACGATGGTCTGGTCTCCGTACCTGGTTGATGGGTTGCCTACGGTTTTCAGCATGGTTGCTCCTTACAGGAAAGTTGTGTTGTACTCATGCAGCACGACGCCACCACCAGTTGTGATGTGGTTGGGCGTCGCACGCAGCGTTCCGTAGAACATGTTGACGATGGCATTTGAGCCAGCAAAGAAGTTCAGGTTTGCGTCAGCGTAGTTGCATCGGATGTTGCTTAACGCCGGGTTGGTCGTATTTCGGCAGTCAATGGCCGTACAACCAGATGGCAGGTCGTTGAACACGATGTTTGACAACACAGGGTTTGCGCCACCGGGAGCCATGTATACCGCGTTTGTGTAGTTGCTGGCAGTCTTGGCATTGAATACCAAGCCATCAACATCGACAAACTCTGTGTTCGCGCCAGTAATAATCATCTGCGCAGGGGACGTTGCCTCTCGCGTGTCCGTGATTGTCGTGTCGTAAATTCTGAGTTTTGCGACCGACACCAAGTCCAAGAACTTACGGCCAGAGTTGCCTGGGTCGTTGACCATCAAGTTGCAGTTGGAAATCTTGATGTTGATGGTTTGAGCTGTTTCAATAAACTGCTCACGCGAATCTTCCAGCTTGGTGTTCTCGACAACAAACTCAATGGGGTCTGCCGACAGAATGTTGTTCTGGTAGAAGCCGGTTGTGTTGTTGTTGATGTAGCAGTTGTCGAAAATAACTTTCTTCAAGTACGGGAAATACGGTGACCTGTGCGCGTTTTGAATCATGTTTGTCAGCGTGCTATTGCTCACAAACAACTGATCGCAATGGATCACGGCAATCGGGCCTTCCAGCTTGCAGCCATCGGCAAAAACCTCATCGCATCCGTAAATGTCGAGCGAATAGTCTGTGCCGGAGCATGTGAAGTTCGTTACCCCACAGTAGTCAATGGTCGATGCTGTCGGGTCAAAAGTTCCAGCAACTCGACCAATCGTCAGGCCATACTGGTCCGTACCCACTACGTTTTGGGCGCCGAAGTAGAAGTTGTTGCAGAAACTGTTGTCGCCAACAAGCAGTGCGCCAAGTCTAATCGGGCCGACTACAGAGCAGTTGCTCACACTGATGTAGTTTCCCTGCTGGTAGCGGAATCCTGTGTAAACACTGGTCTGCCCTTCGGACTTGAGATCGTTGACCACCACACGGCAGTCGTTGATATAAGAATTGCAGTCCTGCAACTTGCAGGCCGACTTCAACACGTTGACGAACGAGCAGTTGTTGACAGTGATCGTCGTTGCACGAACAGCAGCGTCGTACCCAGGCACACCAGTGCCAATGTCGTAAAAGTAAGCGCGAACACCGTCGCTGTCATCGTAAAGCTGACCAAGGTTGTTGCGTGTGGTGTAGATGTCTTGAAACAGGCAGTTCTCAATCAGGTGGGTGCTTGGCGTCATTGGTACGCCCTGCGCTGCGTTGATCATGTAGCCACCGCAGAAGCCGCCTGTGTTGGTGCTGTCAGTGCGGGTCTTGATCTCGATGAACTTGCAGTTGCTCACCAGTGAGCGAGTGGCAGCGTTGACCACAGCGCCATACTGATAGTTGTCTTGTAGGCCGTGCAGGTCTCTGAATGTCACGTTGACCATGCGGAAAGACTCGCCTTGCGCTTTGATGACAGCACTGTCCTCAACGCCCGGAATGCTCTTGCCGACGTTGAACCCACTGCCGTCAAAAGTGATGTCCTGCACAGAGCAGTCGGTCAGATCAAGACTCGGCTCATTGACGTTGGCCGTGTATTCGATCGTGGCATTGTTGCCAATGATTGCAATTGAGTCGCCGGTTGCAATCAACTGATTGACCTGGTAGACGCCATTTGCAAAGACGAGCGCTTTGCCGGTTGCAGCCGCAAATGCGTTGATCAATGCCGTAGTGTTGACAGATGTAGATGCAGAGGGTGATGCACCAAAGTCTGCAACGTGAACCCATTCTTCAAACTTTACTTGTGCAGTCGTCTGGATCGCGCCAGTGCCAGATTGAGTGAAAGTGACATTAGTAGCATCAACAGTTACAACTACGCCGTTGTAGCGCTCAGT